TGCCGACAGAGCTATCGCACGGCTCAAGACAGACTGGGAAGCGGTTTGCGCCATTGCTGACGAGCGTAAAATGATGTGCTGGGAGGCAATATATAAGGCGCGGGCACTGGAGGCTGAGGTCGCACGGCTCACGGAGGAGCGTGGCGAAATTGAGGAGCGGGTGGCATCACGCTTGCTGGGCAGTCTTGAAGAGTTGAGCATCGGCGTAGGGATGCCAGCAATGTTTATCGCGGTGCTGGACGGCAAGGAATACGCAGTTGAGCCTGATGAAGTACGAGGCTTGATGCGGGCTATTGAGGACAAGTTTAGGGCCGATCGGTCGTGGTCGCTGCTAGACCTGAGTCGTTCCGAGGCGCGCAGAGTTCAGGCTGAGCGTGACCAGCAGCGCGAGGACATCCGGCGGCTGGTGGCGGCGCTGGGTTCTTTTACTGGTGTTGCTCATGAACCTTTTTCTTTGCACGCTCTTCTCGCCGAGATGAAGGAGCGATATGATGCCTAGCCTCATAGAGTTCGTGAGTTCCTGGAGTGAACTAGAGACGGCTTTGCTTATCAACATCCCCTTGTTCGGAGGCCCGCTTTTGCTGGCCGCTTGGTTGGCCGGAAGGAAACGGTAAGATGTCTGACTGGACGGAGCGGCTGACGGAGGAGGAGCGGGATTGGCTCAATCAGGATAGCCCGCAGGGAATACGATTGCGAAAGGCTGTCCACACCATCGCCGCCTTGCGGGCGCTGGTGGAGGAGAAGGATAAAGCGCTGGACGCCTGCAAGCAATTGGCAATAGACCGCGTGCGAATCGCTGATGCCGCTGTGAAACAGGATGTTTTCGCCGCTGACGCATTGATGGGCATCGCCAAGACCGCGAAGGACGCCCTCACCCTCACCGAAGCGCAGATGCGGAAGCGGCTTGAGGAGGAGTGATGGCTGAAGCGACTGGCGACATTGCGCTGTTGGAGGTCTGTCGGGAAAATCTAAGGCAGGTGATCTGGCGGTTGTGCGAGTTATGTGAGTTGAACATAGCGTATGTGCCTGCTTCTTATGAGCCCGTTAAAGGCGATGACCTAATGGTCAAGCCAGTTGGTGAAGGGTGGAGCCACATTCTGCCAAGAGGTGGAGTAGCCAATTGTAAGGCTGCCCGCGAGAGAGCCCTTCTCGCCCGCCTCAACGAGCGGCTGGAGGAGGAGTGATGAGTTTGGATCTTACTCGTCTTTCCACAGCTGCGGATGCCGAGATTCATCGTCGCCAGGCGGAAGATGAGCACTTTCGGAATCTTGACATAGTGGATTACGGCCAAGCCAATTTCTTCATCGAGAGTACAACGGCTCCTATCGTTCTACTGCCCCATCAACAGGCCATTCTGCGGTACCCTTTCCGTCGGTTGCGGGAGGGAGATCCGCGAATCGTTACCTTTCCCACCCTCGCAGTTCGTTTGGGCCACTTCCCTTTTACTACGGTGCTGTTGAGTACGATAAAGAAGGGCGGCAAGACGACTCTGTCCTCTCTGGTCTCTCAATTCATTCTGGAGACCCAAACCCGCTTCGGCGAGCTCTATGGTTGCGGGAACGACATGGAGCAGGCGACGGAACGTGTCTTCAAAATGGTGTCAGTTTCGATCCGTCTAACACCAGGCTGTCGCCAGCGAGGTTCGGATTGGATAGTGCCTGGCCGTTACATTGTTCAGAAGACTAAGATAGAGTGTCTCATTTCGGGTTCGGTTATGAAACCCGTTTCTGTAGATGCTCGTGGAGAGGCTGGCGGCAATCCTGACCTTACTAGCTGGACAGAATTGTGGGGATTGGAGACTGAGGAGGCGCGGCGTTTCTGGGTAGAGATGACGCCGGTGCCCACCAAGCCGGACAGCCTTCGTCTCATAGACACCTACGCCGGTTTCGACGGCGAGTCCGAGCTTCTGAAAGATCTCTACGATCAGGGTATGGCGGGGCGTCAGCTCACGGCGGGCGAACTGGCGGAGGCTACTGATACCCCGCTTGATGCCTTTGAGGAGACCGGTGGAGATCCCAACGCTCCCGTACCGGTCTATGTTAATGAGGCTGCCAGCTTATTCATGTACTGGGATGAAGACGAACTGGCCCGCCGTATGCCCTGGCAGCGCGGGCCGATCGGAGAGGCTTACTACAAAGAGAAGGCTTTGGAGCTGCCGCCGGTACAGTTCGATCGTCTTCATCGCAACAAGTGGACGGGTGGCGAATCGGAGTTCGTGCCAATCGAGGTCTGGGATGCCTGTCGTGAGGATTTGCCCTATGATCCGGAGAACGAGTCTACCATCATAGCTTGTGATGCGGCGGTGACCGGCGACTGCTTCGGTATCGTAGCGGTGACTCGTCATCCTCTGCGCCACGAGGATGTAGCAATTCGTCGTGTCAAGAAGTGGGATCCCAAGGAGTCTGGTGGTCAGATCAACTACGAGGAGCCGGAGCGCTTTCTCCGTGCTCTCTGTCTCGGCTCTTGCGCAGCAGGTCACCCTCGCCAAGAGGGTTGGCAGGATATTGACTGCGCTTTCTGCCGCGAAGGCCCCTACCGTCCGCCCTACAAAGTTGTCCAGATAGCCTACGACCCCTACCAGTTAGAGTCTCTTATGCAGACTCTACGTCGCGAGAATATCGCCTGGTGCGAACCTTTCCCACAGACTCAGGAGAGGCTCAAGGCAGACCGCCTTCTCTACGATCTCATATTGAATCGTCGTTTGGCTCATGATGGAAATCTCGAGCTCCGCGAGCACATTATGAATGCTAAGGCCAAGCACCAGAAGGATCAAGATTCAACTCTCCGCATCATTAAGAAAAGTGCCAATCGTAAGATAGATCTCGTAGTGTGTGCCAGTATGGGAGCAGCCAGGTGCTTATATCTCAGACTCGGTTAAGATTAGGGAAAAATGGGTTGGCCCGCCGGACGCTCTCTAAGTCCTGATTGCTCGAGGCGTAGTGGCCGTTATTCATCTGACGGAGGCAGATCTGTGCTAGTGGGCTTTACTTTTCTGTCGCAATCCGCCATAATTCTAGGTAAATCAGGAGGGGCGTCGTCGATGTCTAGAGACTTCGAGGAAGACGGCTGCGATTACCATCCTCATTGTCTCACTTGTCCTCTGGTGGTCTGTCGCCATGATGCTGGCGGTTTGGGCAATGCTATCCGCATTTCTCGCGATGCCGAGATCTGGGATCTCCATATCGCGGGGCAGTCCCTGAACAACATTGCTTCCAGATTCAAACTCTCCGATCGTCACGTGCAACGTGTGCTAGCTACTACTTATCGAGCTACTGGTGCCCGCCGCACCCCCGCGACTACCGGCACTCTGGTACCGCTGCCCCTCCCAATCGCAGCGGTCGCCAGTAGCGCGATAAGTTCAGCAGGAGATTGAAACCATGGTAGAGGAAAGTCTGCTTGGCGAGAAACAGGTTACGCCGCTGGCGCTCCGGCGCTCCGTCATCGATAGTCCCCCACCGCCTGGCGGCGGGATCCCAACCACCACCTCGCCAATGGAAGCTCTCTTCTACATGGTGGCGCAGGCGGCGGATGAAATGGAGCCCTGGGGTCGAAATGTGAAGCTGCGCGACCGTCAGCTGCGTGTTTTCACGCCTACCGAGTCGACCTTCGCTTCGGCGCTCGGGACTGTATGCGCTCGAAACTGCGGTTTCTCCTGGACAGTAGAAGGGCCTCCTCGGGTAGCGGCCCGCATGCAGGAAATCCTCCACAATGCCAACCTAGGTGAAGGTTGGGAAGACCTCATCAACAAATTGAGTTTCGATCTCTACACCCAAGACAGCGGTGCATTTGTGGAGTGGGTGAGGGAGGGCGACTCGCCCGAGAGCCCGCTTATTGGCGTCAACCACCTGGACGCCTCTCGCTGTTATCCAACCGGCAATCCTGAGACGCCGGTGGTCTATCTAGATCGCCAGAACCGTTATCACGAGCTGAAATGGTATCAAATATCAACCCTTACCGAGATGCCTGCTCCCATAGAGACTAGGCCTGGCCTCCAGCTATGCTCATTGAGCAGGATGTTGGGAGCCGCTCAGATCATCAAGAACGTTTCCATCTACCAGTACGAGAAGACCGGCGGGCGCTTTCACCGTGCTGTCCATCTAGTTAAAGGCATCACGGCCCAGCAGGTTCAAGATGCTATCAAAGCGGCTCAGGAGATCGCCAGCTCCAAGGGTCTCTTGCGCTATCTCCAGCCTCTCATTATAGGCAGCATTGATCCCAAGGCCGACGTAGGCCACGACACTCTCGAGCTCGCCAGCCTTCCTGCGGGTTGGGACGAGGAGAAGATGTTCAAGCTGTACGTGGCGGTAATCGCTATGGCTTTCAACACCGACTACCAGGAGTTCGCTCCGCTGCCAGGAGGCAATCTCGGTTCCTCTGCTCAGTCCCAGATTCTCCATCTGAAGACCAAGGGTAAGGGACCAGCTCTCTTCATGAAGATGGTAAGTCATATGTTCAACTTCAAGGGGCTACCTAAGACGGTGGAGTTCAAGTTCCTCGAGCAGGATCAGGAGGCCGAGAAGACGGAGGCGGAGATCAAGAAGCTACGGGCGGATGAGCGCTCGGCCCGCCTCCAGTCCGGCGAGATCAGTGTAGGCGAGGCCCGCCAGATGGCCGTCGACGCAGGCGATCTGGCCGAGGAGCTTTTCGAGGCGGCGGGCGGGTTGGATGTGACTAAGAAGGTGACAATACCGGATGAGGAGAAGCCGCCGGAGACTGGCGGCGGACAGCCCGCCGAGACGCTCGAGGAGGGCGAGAAGAGTGTCAAACCCTGGTGGATTGGGCGTATCACCGTTTAGAGCTGAAACCGTCGTTCTCGCCGCTCTGAACGCGCTGTGGCGGCTGCCGCCGCCTAACTCTCGGATAGATCTGGCGATAGTCCCGCAGAACGGCCAGGCCGTAGCCTTCAAAGATGGCACGCTGCTGATCTCGGAGGAAGTAGATCTGGCAGCACTGCCTGGCCTCATCCAGCAGGAGTGGCGACAGGTTCTGGCCTACAAGCACCTGCAAGGGAAGCACAACCAGAAACGGCACTCGGGTACGGGCGGCGCAGGGGCTCTGGCAGATTCGCTACTGGATAGGGCCAGCGGAGTCGAGCCGCGCCTCACCGCCAGTCTGGATTCTGTGGTATCGGAAGTAGGGGGCAGGTTGGAGGGGTTGGAGTTTCGGGTGAAGAGCAAGCCCTCTCTGGAACGCAAGCTGAAAGATGAGTTCCGCCAGCATCCGCAGTGGTCTCTAGAGGACGTTGCTGCCGCCGACATCACGGACGCTGTTCGCTACACGGCGGTATTCTCCGCCAGTCGCTACCGTACCGGCGTACAAGCTACGCGAGCCAGGCTTGAGTCAAGCGGGGCGCGGGTTGTTAAGGCTCGAAACTACTGGAAGGAGTCTGGCGGCGGCTACCGAGGCGTGAATACGGTCTTCCAAGATCCCAGCGGCGCACGCTTCGAGCTCCAGTTTCATACGCCCCAGTCCTTCCGCACCAAGATGTCCAATCACGAGATCTACCAGGTGGCTCGCACGCTGCCCAACACGCGCTCGGGCAAGCGGAAGCTGTTGGATCTGGTAATGGAACAGGAACGAATGTGGGCGGCGATAAGGGCTCCAGAAGGAGCTGAGGATGCATTCTAGCAGCCTTCGAGGGTGGGTAGCGAGTGGTCGAGACCCTGTGTGGCAGCAGGCCGACGGACAAGGCTGTTAGCTTCGAAGGCTGCTAGAATGTCTACTCGATATTTCGCGCTGATCGGCATAGAGCCCGCACCCAGCGGCCTTATGCGCGAGGTTCGCGATGCCGAAGAGCTGGCTCTCGAGTATCTGGACGGCCAAGGCAACTGGGTGTTCGACGCGAGCCTCGTCAAGTATCCGCTGCTGGGAGAGCACGATGCGGTGCTGATAGACGAGGCTGCGGCCCTGGCCCTGGCGCAAGAGCTCACGCTCGGTCAGGGTATGAAGGAGGCACCGCCGCCGCCCGACCGCGAGGTTGAAGAGGAGCACTACGCGGCGGTACTGGAGAAGGCCCTGGCGGCGGTGCGGCGGCGAGTGGAGCGCTGGCTGCGAGAGCACGAGGCAGAAGGCCAGAAGCATCTTCCAGGAAAGCATGACCAGAGGACGCACGGTCGGGGAGGAATAGGTCTGGATCCAGGTTCTATCACTCAGGAACGGGAGGGCTTGTTTCTTAGGGAAGGCTTGCCTGGTGGGGGACACATTCTCCTTACGAGAGGGACAGACAGGGGAGTTGCCGAAGCCAATCTGAGGGACATAAACGAGGCGTTAGGTATAGTGCCTAAAGAACATATTCAAGGGCTGAATAAAGTCCTGGCCGAGATGGGGGATCCTCGTTTGTTTGGGAGTGAGGCCTATATTGGGAGTGATGATGCTATCTGGTTGTCCGATGCCTGGTCCGCTAAGGGTCGAACAGATAGAGTCCAGGGCATTGTTCACGAGATCGGTCATCGTTATCAAACCAGAATCTCCCCGAAGAGTTTCTCTGAGTTCAGAAAAGCAGGGCTTGGCAAACATGTAGAGAGCCTCATCAAACCGGAGTTTTTGTCCAACTATCCCAAGGGCGAAAAGAGAGATGCGGAGGCCTTTGCGGAATCATATGCTCGGTTTCACCAGAAGAAATCTCTCCCCTCTGATCTTCAAACCTTCTGGAGCCGGTCTGGGCAAAAAGCGCTTTTTGCCCAGAAACAGCTATCGCTCGGCCTCCTCAACCTCTCCGACGATCCTGAGTTCTGGGCTACCGTCAAGGAGGATTTCCTGGCCGACATCGCTAAGGCCGACCCGCCGGTAAGCGCAGCCCGCCTCATGCAGCGCGGCGCGGCGGAGGCCGCGAGCCTCGGGCTGGCGGTAGACTTCAGCCTCGTCAACGAGCAGGCCCTTGAGACAGCCGCCAAATACACCAACGAGTGGTGGCAGGCTCTGGAAGGGTCTACCCGAGACGGTCTGCGCAAGGCTATACAGACCAACATAGAGACCGGCGCTCCGCTGCGTGGGCTCATCAAGGACATCGAGCCTCTCTTCGGTAAGGGGCGAGCCAGTGCCATAGCCGCTACCGAGGTCACTCGCCTCTACGCCGAGGGCAACCGCTTCGCCTATGCCTCGGTGGGAATCCAGCAGGTGGAGTGGAGAACAGTACGAGACAGCCGCGTAGATCCTCTCTGCGATAGTCTCAATGGCCAGCGCTGGCAGCTCGGACGTGAGGACTATGTGCCGCCCAGACACCCGAGATGTAGATGTAGACTGGTACCAGTGGTAGAAAGCGGGGAAACTCTGAATGCCCGCTCTCAAGAAGAGTCTCGGGTAGGACTCGGTTGGGAAGATAATCCTTGGAAAATGTTTAAGGGTGCCCCAAAGCGTCCTCTTTTAACTGCTTCTGAGGTGGGGAAATTGAAAGCTCAATTGGCTAATAGAAAAGCCCTGAGAGTAGAAGGGCCTCGGGGAAGTTCTGAAATTGTGACTCTCTTGTACCATGTGACGGTTCCAGACAACATAGCAGAGATTCTAGAGAGAGGTCTGGTACCGCATGCTCGTTCTGCCCCTGGACAGCCCTGGAAAGCTCTGCATTCTGATTATGCTACCTATTTTCACCCGAGCCTCGATGCTGCGAAGGCCAATGTGGACCAAGCTAGAGAGATAGGAGCGGATGCTTCTATTGTAGTGGCAAGATTGCCGGTGACGTCGGAAGCTCTCCGGCGGGTCATTCCGGATGAGGACGTTGATTTGGATGTGTCCAAGGGACTGGAAGCTCTGGGAAATCAAGAAGCAGTGGCCATTATTGGAGGTATCCCTTCTGAGGGAGTCTCAGTTTTGGAGTACTAAAAATGAAGCGCTACATAGTCAATGTTTGGGCTCGTCGAATTCACGATCGTGAGCACCTTACCGAGCGCTGCAACACCGATCAGATCAAGGCGCGGCGCGACGCCGATGCTGCGGAGATCTTCGCTTTGGAAGCCAGAGGCTACCGGCGCTGCACCTGGTGCAGCCGGTGAAACTGGCCCTACTGGCCCTGACCAGCCTACTATTCTTGGGCTCCGGCCCCGCGTGGCACCCCCTCCCGCCGCCAGCCTACCACATCCCGCGCTATGCCCCGACCGCCTTCCCGATTGTGGATGCCCAAGGCGTTCAGCAAACTCAGTACGAGTGGGGCAAGGAGTACAACCCCACACAGATCACGGGCCGAGCGATTGCGGACTACGCGAAGAAGGACTTTCTCTCGTTCATGCGGCAGGTCCGCTGGCTGGAGGCGAACGTCAAGTATCACGGTGACGCCGCTGTCTGGGAGTACACCTTCCCGTACCTCCCCTACAACATGACTGTCCCCTGGATTTCGGGCATCGCCCAAGGGAACGCCTTAGTCGTCCTCACGGAAGCCTACGGCTGGACTGGCAACGAAAGGTTCCGCGACCTGGCCGCTGACGCGCTCAAGGCGTTCACACTTCCCGTCAGTGAGGGTGGCGTAGCCTGGCCTTCGGGCTGGTACGAGGAGTACGCCCGCCCAGGCGGGCCGTCCACGCGCATCCTCAACGGCCACCTGTTCGCCGTGGAAGGGTTGCAGTGGTACTACGAACAGACCGGAAACCTGACGGCGAAGAGGCTGTACGAGAAGGGGCTGGCCGTGGCTAAAGCGGCTCTGCCGAAGTACGATCGCGGCGACTGCGTAGCCTACGACCGGACGGGCAAAGCCTCCCCAGGCCCCTACGGTGGTGTCGTCGTGCGTCAACTCTGGCACTTCTTCGAGACGACTGGCGACTACGATCTCTACGATTATGGGTTGCGTTGGCAGAAAGGATGCCCTAGGTGAAGAGAAGAGGTCGTAAGATCAGTTCTGGCGAACTGATTCTGTATTCAGGCGTTGTAGCAATGTTCGGATTGATAGCCTGGGCAGTTGAGTGCCTTTGAGACTAGAGGTTTCATTTTGGGAATGGCGTTATTCTAGTGCCTGCCAGACCTGATTTCGAACCCATCCTGCCCAAGGGGCCGATCACCAATGTGAAGCTGCCTCGTATCTACGCGGCCCTTCGAGACTTCGCAGCCCGTGCTCACAGCCGCCTCGCAACCTACCCAGTACAGACTCCTTCGGCTGCTGTCCACTATCGTCGTACAGGCAAGCTCGGACAGGGTTGGACAACTCGTGGTCCGCAGATGCGCGGTACCGAGCTCGAGGTCATAATCGGTAATGCCATAGAGTACGCCGAGCATGTCCAAGGCTTCAAGACCCACCCGCCGCTTCAGGTACGCTGGGCCGCGCCCTACGGATGGATCTCGGTAGAAGAGGTCGCCAAACAGGAGTGGGCCATCGCGCGGCCTATGGTGGAGAGGGCTCTGGAAGGGCGATGATGCGTATATTCAGGGACACCTTCACCGAGACTCCTCCGGACAAAGATCTGGAGGATCATGTCCCTGACATCGGCACATCCTGGACGGAGCTCTGGGCAACGACACCCGGAGTAGGCTGGGATGTCGAATCCAAATTTGATACCGCTGTAGGCCACGGGGTAGGGGCTCCTGCTGCCGGTGCAATCTACACTGCTGATGTTGTCTACCAATCGGCTAACTACAGTATCGCCACTACGTTGCTGGCGCTAGTGGACAATTCAATTGATGATCGGCCCATGTATCTGTTCGTCCGCGTTCAGGATGTTGATAATCTCTATGCCGTTCGGTTGTGCAACGTGCCTGGTTCGACCTTGTGCCGTCTGTACAAGAAGATGGCAGGTGTCTGGACGGCTCTAGGATCGGCCTTCGATTCTCCTGCTAATGGTTCTATTATCGAGTTATCGATCGTGGGTAGCGATCTTGAGTTCTATGAGGATGGGGCGCTGCTCGCTTCTGCCATTGTCACGGACATCGCGATAGCAGGGAAGGCGGGTCTAGGTATTGGTGGGGGAATTGAACTCGTTCAGCCCACAGATTCAATTGTTGGCCACCAGATCGACAGCTTTTCGATCGAGAGTATATTGGCCCCGTATGTCTTCCCGGATTGCACGACGCTCTGGCGGATTCTTGCGATGCTACCACTACTACCCGATCCCTCAGGCTACCATCGTCCTTCCGAGCCGACAGGTGTTCTTTGGGAGATGGAGTGAATTTTCAATTCAAAATTTTTCTCGCACTCTCCCAGAAGCTTTTGAATATCCCACTTTCCCAAAAATAGCGCCGCTGTCCACTTTACTTCTGCCATCCGCCAGGCTTTATCATATGGTCGAGTAGTACAATGCCATACTCGGCGGCAGATGTCTCCTCGTTGCCTTCCAATGTGCAGTCTCTACCTGCCGATCGCCGACGCCAGTGGGCGGCGGTATGGAATGCGGCCTATGCCAATTGCCGATCTCCAAAGAAGGGCGGCGGGCCAGGTAGCCCCAAGGACTGCGAAGGAGTGGCCTTCAGGATGGCAAACGGCGTGATCGCCAAGGCTGCTAAGGAGCAAACCCCCCCAGAGTACTCTCCTATATATAACCATCCGAGCCTCCAATTGGCAGCTGTCCGCTCTCCAATACAAGACCCCCTATGGGGGGGTAGGGCAGATGAGGGTGGTTTCGGTATTTCCAATTGGGAAAAGGAAGGCCGAGTCCTCTCCGCTGCCAACATGGCTGCTCTGATCTCAGCCATGAAGGCCATGCTCGAGGTGATGCGGCGGGCGGGTTTCGAGATGGAAGGCAGCAAGGGCGGGCCAGGTAGTGGTCCTCACCGCAAGGGTGGATTGTCCGGTGTAGCGGGTCTCAACAAGGCGGCGGTGCGGCTTGAGTATGCTCGCACCTGGCTCACCGCCAATGGCCACCGCAAGCTGGCAGGCCGTGTGGACAAAGTGCTGATGAAGATCACAAAGCAGCGGATGGCGATGGCGGCGTGAGCGGTTATCGGGAGAACCCACCCTCGGCCTCGCCTGCCAGTGGGAATGTGACTTTTGCTCTTGAGCAGAGTGATCGAGGTTAAGTAGGGAGACTGGCTATGCCCAACATCGATGAGCTCACAACCCAGCTCGAGGCCGCTATCAAGGAGGAGGATCTGGCGGCGGTGGAGCGGATCCTCGGCCAGCTGGAGGAGGCTACCAAGGATCTCGATTCTGAACCCCCTTTAGGGGGTTCAGGTGAGAAGTGTGAAGAGAGCGAGCATGGCCCTCCTGGCATGCCGTCTCGCCCCTACCAGGGTGCCAAGACCTTCGCCGAGGCCGACGCTCTGATAGTCTACAATCGTGACGAGGGCAAGGTGTCGGAGCAGATCGGCATGTTCCACGCTCTAGAGTCCAATATCTGGGCCGACGAGGAGCTCAGCCTTCGCCAGAAGATGGATGCTACCCAGGGTTTGATTGAGGAGCTCAGTGGCCGGATAGAGAATCCGCCGGAGTACAAGGAGGGCGGCGGGCTGCTGGCTCGCATCAAGGCGCTGGTGCGGGGGCAAAATTCTGAACCGAAGGTTCAGAATTTCGGGGAGGACGAGGAAGAGAATGCTCTGGATGACGCTCTCTTTCTGGTGAGAGAGGCGGTGGCCTCGGATACCGATGCTGAGGAGGAACTTGAGGAGGGGCTGGCCGCTGTGGAGGCAGCTCTCGCAGTAGAGGAGGGTTACAAGCACGGCGGGCATGGCAACCAGAAAGTTCATGCCGGCAAGAATGTTGCAGTCTCAGCCCTACGGGGGGAGATCCGGCAAGCCCGCAAGAAGGGCCACACGAGCAAGGCTTACCGGCTTACCCAAGAAGTCAACAAGCTCCGAGGCTTCAAAGAGAAAGCCAAGACCAAGACAGAGGACGGCAAGGACTTCCCCGCCGGTGACTACGCCTATGTGCCCGATGCCGAGAAGCCCAGCACTTGGAAGCTGCGGTTGGCGGCTACTCCTGGCGGCGGGCCGGATGCTGGCATCGTTGGCGCGGCTATGGCAGCCTTCTCGCCAGGCGGTTTTCGAGGCAACAAGGTAGAGATACCTGAAGAGGCGATGGCAGCCACCAAGGCCAAGATCCGCGCCGCCTGGAAGAAAGTGCATCCGGACATGGATCCTGAGAAGGACATGCCCCGTCACATGAAGGAGATCTCAGGCCAAGACCCCGAAGGGGTCTTGACTGACGGAGTGCTGACGGCCTTCAAGGACTCGGCGGGCGGCTGGCGCTGGTTCCTCACCGCCACCAACAAGTTCAAGGATCTGGAAGGCGAAATCTTCACCGACGCCTCCCACAAGGAGTTTCTTGACTATCTGGAGGCTACCAAGGACTATCCCGTATTGCGAGTCTGGCACACGCCTGGCGGCGAGGCCGATCTGGGCCAGGCGGAGTGGGCAGACTACACCGACGGCTTTGTGGTCTACGCAGGCCGCTTCTATCCCAGTGAGGAGAAGGCTGCTGCCCGTCTGGCGGCCATGGGGCCGCAGGGGGTGAGCCAGGGCTACTACTATCGGCGGGGCGAGAAAGAGAAGGGAGTTTACAACTGGTATCGAACCTGGGAGCTCAGTGTCCTGCCTCCCGCCAGGGCCGCCAATCAGTGGGGGGCAGGTATCCACGTAGCAAGTAAGGAGGAAGCTATGCCATTCACAAAGGAGAAGCGGGACTACCTCCTCGAAGTCTTTGGCGACGAGGAGAGAGTGAGCCGCATCGAGAGCGGTCTGGCGACGCTCGGGAAGGAGCTCGAGGGCAAAGTGGCCTTCAAGGATCTGGCCGAGGCGGTGGCGGATCCGGATCCCGAGCCGAAGCCTAATGGCGACGGCGAGCCTGAGCCAGAAGGTGGGGAACCGGAACCCGAGCCGGAGGAGCCGACGGCGGTGGCGAGGATCTCCAAGTTGGAGGAACAGGTGGGAGAGATCCTGGCCCGCCAGGAAGAGCTCGTCACCGCCACCAAGGATCTGGCCGAGGGTGTCAAGGTGCTCCTCAAGTCTGACGAGGAGAAGATCTCCGACGCCCTCAAGCCTCGCAGGCCCGCTCCCAGACCGAGTGAGAGCACGGCCAACATCGTAGAAGCGGCTAAGGAGGCGGCTGGCGACGAGGAGCCTCCCAAGGCTTCGCCAGTGGATTTCGCTCTGGCGCAGCTGGGTATCAACACAGGAGAACCGGCGGAGTAGCGGGCTTCGCCACGAGCAAATGAGAAGGAGGAGCTAAGGAAATGCCACCTGCAGCGGTAGCAAATCCGATGGACGCTCTGGCGGAAGCTCTCTATCCTGTTCTCGAACAGATGAGAGGCCGTCAGTACGGCACCGGATACAAGCACGACGCCTCCGGCACTCCCCAAGTGGCGGGGTACACCCACGGGCCAGGTGGAGTACTCAGCTTCCCTGGGGTGGATCCGGATGTCTTCCACACGATCGTCGGGAACAAGGGTATCCTGGGGCAGATCCCTACCAAGGGCAGCCTCTACACCAACCCGACCTATTACACCATCACCGGCGTCCAGGGCACAAGCGGCTCGGAGAAGAACTACGTCTGCGCCGACGCCCCGACGGCTGGCTTGATGAAGGCGTGCTTG